AGAGCGGATTTAGGTCGAGGGATAAATCGGCCATGCGACCATCACCTTACTGTCAAACCTTCATGGTATCCAGGCTGCTCTGTACCGTCGAAATCGTCGTATGCGCGGTCGTAATCGCAGTGGCCAGTGTCGGGTTCATGGGCGCAGGATTGCCTGGCGCCGTGCTCGTCACAAGCGCGGGCGCCGCAGCGGTGAAGGCCGACAGAAGCGTCCCGAGAGCCGCCAAGAGCTGGTCGACGAGCCCCAGCAGTTCGGCCGATGAATTCTTCAGTTGCAATTTCCCGTCCTGGCGGACGCGGACCTGCGCTGGCCCGCAGGAGATGACAAGGTCGGTCGTCCCGTCCTGCGTTTGATGCGCGGTGCTCGCCAGCCCCGGGATAAATATGGGGTCGGTAATGTGGTGGCACCGAGTGTTGGCAGGGTCGACCGTCGACGAGCCGTCCCACGTGTCGGCCATGAAGGCGTCCATCGCCCGGTCCGCGAAGACGCACCAGCCGACGTCCCCGACTGCGATGGGAAGCTTGATGGAGTAATTCGCGCCCATCGGCATGGAGACCGGGACGCGGTGAATTACGGCCTGTTCCTCGGGCTGCGCCGCATTGCGGTAGCGGACCTTGAAGAGCGGCTGCACGTCGACCAGTTGCTCGCCGACGATGGCCGCGATCTTGGCTGGCTGACAGACGCGCAGCGTCAAGGCGCGACCCTCGATGGCTTGGCGGATGACCTCGTCCAGGGGGAGTGTTGACGGCTCGTCGTCGGGCAAGTTCGGGTCGAAATCGTCGGTCGCTTGAATGGTCACGGCGAGCCCCCTCTGCTCAGGCTTGGGCGGTGTTGTAGTCGAAGCCGACCGCCGCCGGTAGCTCTTGCTCCGCGGCCGCGGCGGACATCAGGGACCCCTCGCACTCCATCTGCCACTTCGAGTCGTGCGTATCGCCGGTCGCCTTGACCGAGCTTATCTTGAAGAAGCCGCGGACAGACGTGCTTTGAATCTCGACAAGCCGGTTCGGCGCGATGCCGGGCTGGATGAGGGCCTGAAAGGTGACCGTCTTGCCGTTGAGGCTCGGGATGCCGAGAAGGCCCGTCGAGGGCTTCAGGACGTCGGCCGTATCGCCTGTGTGTGCCCCGATGGGCACGATGTCGAGGGCGCCGTTCTGGATGGACCACTGCAGGTCGCAGCTTCGGCACAGGTCGTCCAGGGTGTCCTTGGCAAGCCCCTCCGCCGTGTATCCGCGCGCGAGCGCGCCTGCGGGGATGCCGATGCCAACGCCCGCGTTGATGGGCTGCGGGTTGGCCGGGCTGGCAAGGTTCATGGCCTCGGCGCAGGCCTTGAATACCTGCCAAATCTGCGTCCCCGGCGGGAAGGTCATCTTGAAAGGGGTCCCTGACAGCGCCGGCTCCCCGTCGCCGCATTCGAGCTTGGTGATGATGTCGGAACCGTTTTGCTCGCTCGTCGCCTTTTGGACGACGCCAAGAAACAGGTTTTGAACCATGCCGGTGTATCCCACGGCCAGGGTCACCAGAGTCGATTTGCCGATGCTTGACCGCGTCCTGGCGCTGAGGTTGTAGACCGCGATGACCGCCTTGTTCGGGGTGCTTTTGACGTTCTTCTGCACGTCAAACGCGATGCGCAGCGGCGCCGCCTTGTCCCCGACGTTGGTGTAGACGAGGGCGTCGCTGCCCTGGGCGGTCTGGATGCTCAGCGAGTAGGCGCGGCCAAACAGAGCGCTGGCCGTCATGCGGTGGGGTCCCCGTAAATGAGCCGGTGGTCGGTCAGGAAGCTGCTCAGGGTGGGGGGCGTGTTTTGCCCGGTGTCGTCGATGCAGAATAGCGGCCCCGGGGGGATGGCTGAACCCTGGTAGCGACTCAGGAGGTCGCGGTTTGGGAAGATGGGAATGCCGACGACGATGGGGGTGCCAATGGCGTCCCCCAGGCTAAAAATCCAGCGGCCCATGCGCGTGTTGTACCGCATCTCGATGGAGTAGGTGACTGAGGAAAGCGGAATGCGGAACGTGAACCACGGATGATTCTGAGCCACCGGGAGCGGGTAGTATTTCATTGGGTGAGCCCCGTTGCTTCCGTTTGGGTGAGGCCGCCCGTCGTCCCGCCACCGACGACGCCTTGGTTGAATTCGCCCTTAAGGGCGTTACCGCCGCTTTGGTTGCCGATGTCCGCTTTTGATGCGGCGAGCCCGGGGTTGCTGAACTGCCCCACCTCCGCCACCTGGGGCGTCACAATTTCGACCTGAGTGAAAGTGATGTTGAAGGTCAGAGACGCCCCACTGCTGGCGTCGCGAGGAGCCGTCAGAGACTTGATGACCATGTTCCGCCAGGTCCCCACGGCCGTCTTCACCGTGACGAGGGCTGGCCTCGCGGCGGGTTTCTTCGGGTCGATAATTCCCTGCTGGGCTAGCACCAGGGTCTGGTACGCCGCCATGGACTTGGACGGCGCGCCCGCGATGGCCGAGGCTGCGGCGAGACCGACCCCGGCAGCCGCGACGCCGAGCGGCGGGACGAGGGACGAAAGGGCGGTGGTGGCCCCCTCTGTGAGAATTTGGTCCTGAGACCCCAGAGGGGCGTCCGAGATGATGCCGGTGAAGCTTATTTCGATGGGCTCGCGGACGAGGTGGTCCGTGATAGTCTCGCCCCCCTCCACCGGCATGCTGGTCGGTGTCACCGTCGTTGCATAGCTCTCGCTGAGCGACGCGTCGAAGATCACGATGACGTTGCCGTTGTCCGGTCGCAGCAGGGAGACCCGGGTCGGCGGCGAGAGTGCTGTGGCCAGTGAACTCATCGTGCCTCCAACCTAGTATTTGAGGGGGCTCTTCGTCGAGCGCTGCGCCTCTCGTGTTTTCTGGTCAAAAAATTTGTCGATTTTTTCAACAGCCTGCTCGGCGGCAGTTTTTGGGTCTGACGTATTAATGACCATGTTGATTGGAGCCTGGATGGACACGCCTCCCGCGCCGAGCGGAGGCAACGGATTCGTCATAAAGCCCATGTCCGATCCGTTCATCCAGTGGGAACCGAAACCGGGGTCGAGCGACTTAGGTGCACCGCTCCCGCCGATGACGACGTTCTTCGATGTGACGTCGGGGTCCCATCCGAAGCGCGCGAGCAGCTTGGCGACGAGGCCGTCATTCCCCTTCAGGGCCTCCAGGAATCCGGAGAACCAAGTGTCCTTGAACTTGCCGCCGTTGAGCAGCACCCAGAGGTCGTGCAGGGCGACGGTAAGCACGCCGATGGCGATGGCCTGCGGGCTGAGAAGGGAGGAGGCCGTGTCGAGCATCCCGTTGAGGACACCGAAGGCAGAATTCAACGCCTTGCCCGCAAGCGCCATGGTGACGAGCGCGGCCCCCAGCTTCAGGCCCCAGTCAACCAACTCCTGATGCTGGTCGATGAACCTGCGGAACCGGATGATGACGGCGGCGAATAGGCCATAAACGAAGCCGATGGCGTATGCCACCTTCCCCGCCCACTTCTCCAGATTGGTTTCTATCAGGCCCCGGTTTGCCTTCCAGAGCTTCATGGTGATTTCCACCATCCGCTGAACGACCGGGGCGAACGTCGCCGCAACGTGGGCGGTGAACGTTTTCACTACCTGGAAAAAGGCGCTGAGGGCATCCTCTACATCGGCAAGGGCTTGTGCGTCCTGGCCGGAGAGCACGGCGCCCATGGCGGCGCCCTCCTCCCCTACCGCCTTCATGGCGGCGCTCCCCTTGGAGAGGAACATCACCATATTGTGGCTGCCGCGGCCGAGCAGTTGCATGGCCAGGGCTTGCTTCTGGATCGGGTCCTTGATGGCCGCCATCCGGTCGGCCAGGGCCGCCAGGGCATCCTTGCCGGTCTTGAAACCGGCGATTTGAGCCTCAGAGATGCCCGCCTCTTCGAACGATTTCTTAGCCTCGGCGCTGCCCTGCTTCGCTTCGTAAAGCGTGCGGGTCAGACGCGCCATGGACTGGTTCATGTCCTCGGCTGCGACGGCTGATTGAGACCCGGCGAATTGCAGCTTCTGCAGTTCTTCGACACTCAGGCCTGCCGACGCCGCTGCGGACTGAAGCTGCTCCCCGAGCCCGCTGAACCTCTCGACCATCTCGTAGAGTCCGCGCACGAGCTCCGCCGCTCGCAGGAACTCCAGCTTGGAGTTGATTTTCTCCAGGTGGTGTTCAATGGCCTCGAGCGGCTTGTGGTCTGCCTTGAAGGTCCACTTAGTTACCAGGTCGAGGATATTCACGGGCTAGAGTCCCCTGCCGTGGCGCGCCATGGCCTGCCCCTCCATGCGTTCCTTGAAGTCGAGCAGTTCGTTGGCATCCGCCAGGTCGTCGATGGTCCACTCTCGCTTAACCTCGCGCAGGGTGCCATAGCCCGCGAGGACGGGGCGCCAGATATAGCCGTTGATGTCGCTCAGGCTGCTGGCTGCTGCTTGGCCTTCTCCACCACCCGGATGCCGGTGGTGGCGCGTAAGGCGTCTTCGAAAAAATTGCCGTACTGCACCTCGACGGCAGCACGGACGACTTCGAAGAGGTGAGAGATGCGGGACGCGTAGTGCGTGTCGAAGTCGACCTTTTTGCCGTCGCAAAATACCTCGGGTCCCGAGGTGAGCCGCTTGATGACGGCCATGCATGTCTTTTTGTGGGTGCCGATATTCGACGTCAGTTGCTCGGCGATGGCAGCAGCCGTGTCGATAGTGATGGCCTGGCTCTCCGCGCCATCGACCTGTGATGCATGAATGGCCGCCATCAGGGCGCTCAGCGGCTTGCCGATGATGCCAGTGATATCGAGGAACGTGTCCATCGCCTTCTCGGCGCCCCACTTGGCGAACTCATAGAGCGAGCCGTCGACGTCGACGGCATACAGGCCGGATTCCGTCTTGGTGATTTCCATGACTCGGTATTTATGCGGAGCGTCGAGGGACGGGCAAGAGGGCCTGGACGTCGCCGTCCGCCTCGGGATAGAACGCCCGCAGCCCCGAAACCCAAGGCCACGGTCAAGGGGTCAGAGCGGTAAGCCGGTACGGAGCCGGTCGGATACACCTGTAGGACGTCGGGCCATCGCGGCATGCATGCGACTGGCCGGTGGTGCAGGTAGTCCGCGACACGTATGCATGCCTTGTCGGCGCCCGGTTCGACTCCGGGTCGCTCGTCCCCCTACGAAGGAGCACGCCCATGAGCTTTCGAGACCGTGACATCGCCGCCGGCGCGGCGCAGCAAGAGGCGATGCGGTCGCCGACCCAAATTGCCATTGACGCGATTTTGGCTGAAGGGGAACGCTGGGGCCTGCAGTGGGCGCTGGAGACGTACCAGGCCATGGGCGAGGGGACGGGAGCAGCGGCTTACGTGTCGGCGCTCGAGGAGCGCATCAAATCGGTGTCGCGCCAGTAGGGCGTCGCCGGCCGCGCGTTCATCAATTGCCCCCGATAAAGATCTGCAGGCTGTCTGACTCCACGATCCACTGCCGATTCCCGACCTCTTTCGCGAAGGCGGCGGCGGGCATCTTTACCACCCAGGCGGTGAGCGCGGAGACCAGAGTGCGACCGGACCCGTCCCTGATGAGGAGAGGCACGGCGCCGGCGTTCGAGGCCTCGTCCGCGATGGCGAAGGCGCTGAGGACATCGTTCGACGGCGAAGATTGCAGGAGGGTCATGGTGACGCGGCCTGACTTGTCGTTCGTCTTGGCTCGCGCCCCGACGCCGTCGGCCCCCATTTTCAGGGCCCACATATCGTTGTTCCGCTCGACGGAAATGAACTCGCCGTCGTCCCACCCGGAGATGACCTTGCCGCCCAGGACAACGCTGACGCTCTTGGGGTCGAAAGTGTATGCCATGGCCTGGTTGCCCTCTCCTTAGACGGTGACGGTGCCGGAAACGACGACGCTGTTGAAGGCCCCCTGCAGGCGGCATCCGAACGAAACGGTGGGCGCGATGCGATTGGCGCGCTGGTTGGTCGAAACGCTGAGGACCGCGGGGGCGGTCACGGAGATGCTGGCGCCATCGATTAGGCCGTTCACCGCCCCTTGGTCGAGAGTTTGGCGGACAGCCTGCATGAGGGTCGTGACGCCCGCGTCCGTGTAGGGGATTTTCTGGCTGTTGACCAACAGACTGTATAGGTTGGTCTGCAGGTTGGCCTGCAGCCAGTCGATGCCGACGGTGATGTCGATGTACTGGCCGCTCGCGGTGGTCCCCATCTCGGTCACGTTCACGCCACCGACGGGGATGTAAACGTTGACGTTCTTGCCGGCTATGCCCGCCACTGGCGTCCCCACGCAATTGCTGCGCTGGGTGTCTGTCAGCGAATCCGCGGTGATGCCGTTGAGGTTCTTGAAAGCCCAGTTGTTCGAGCCTGGCACCTGTGGCAATTGGCCGCCCATCCATGCCGCGGCGGCTCCCTGGGCTGCACCTGCTGGCGAATAGAGAAGGGCCGTCCGCTTATAGCCGGCCCGATAAAGCAGGCTTCCCACGTCGGTCGTGTTTGCCGTGTATGTCGACGACGCGATTCCAGACGTCGTCGACGCAGGGATGAAGAGCTTTTTATTGCCCTCAGTCCACTGCGCGGCTTGCTGAATTTCCGCATCGGAACCGCTCGCCAAGGTCCACCCATACCACGTGCTGTTCTGCGCGAGGATGTTGGCCAGATCGGATGAAATTCCGGCCGCTGGGGTCTGATTTGTCAGCGAGAGCAGCGGATCAATGGTCCATGTCAAGGTTGCGCCGGCGATGGCGGCGGTGGCTGTCAGAGACGCCCCAGACCCTGTGCCAGAGACGGTCGCACTCGCAAACATGCCGAGGGAGACGTTGCTCAAGCTGGTAGCCAGAGAGTTTAGAATGGTCTGCTGCGTGTCCCCTGCCTGGGCGGCATAGGTCCATGTCCACACCGTGTTGAGCGTCGTGCTGGGGCCGCTGACCTTGACAGTATATGTATGGCCGGCGGTGA